CAACTTTAATCTTAGTTCTAGGGTCAATTTCGATTTTCTTCTCACGAATCTTTTTGATTTTTCTAGGATCAATCTTTCTTAGTTCTTTGATACCTTCTCTTGGTTTCTTTTCATCAATCATAATATGATGATAGAGTCTACCATCTACATACCATTGTCTGAACAATTCATATGCAGTATTGTTGAAGTCGAGAAGTTTTAGAACATTATAGAACTCTTTACGAATTCTATCTTTGACTTTATTAGAATACTCAAGATCATCTAGAATGATATCTACTGGTAAATGATCATCAACTACGATTGCTTCGTTTACGATATCTTCAACAGCAGAATCACATTCTGGTTGCATTGCCATGTTGCGATATCTTGTTACAAGTTCAGCTTCATTCTTTGCTGAACCCTCCATATCAACAACGTAACCACCATAATTTGCAAGAGCACCTTGAGCACCAGTTACTTCTGTAGCACCATCATCAAATAATGGTGGAACAGGAGATTTGATGTTCTTAGTTTCGTTTTCTTCGCCCTTCCGAGCGATTTCAAATCCAAAAAGTTCTATTGGCATACCTAATTCCTATAAGATAGAGTCTTTATCTTATTTATTTATCACCAAGAAAAAACGGTGGTCTCCGAAGAAACCACCGTTAATTTTATAGTTTTTTACTATTAACCAAATAGTGGAGCAGTAACCTGTCCAATGGTTCCTAGTCCTGCTTGCCAGTAATCATAAGAAAATTCAACATCGAAGGTTTCAACAGCATCGTTTGTACCCCACTCTAGGGCGATAGTACCAACAGATACGGGGAAGATACCCACGAAGTTATAGGTCCTTAGAGGATCACCTGTCTTAGAGAATTGAGTGACAGTTGCATTTGTCTTATACTGAGCAGTTGTAGCAAGTGCTGTAGAACGTAGATTTGATTCTAGACCATTGATCGCATTAGACCAACGTTCCATGCCATCACGAATAAGAAAATCTTCATCGTTAATGACTGTAGCTGTCCAGTTAGCAAATGTTCTATTACCTGCAAATTTTACTTCTCTTCCAAAGTAGTTGACAGTAGCGACTCCCAGAGTTGCCTCTGGGATCGCTGCGGCCTGTACCATGAAAGAAGTCTTAATGAATGCACCACGGTCAACGGGATTGTCAATCGTAACCTGGAATAGATTAGGACGAGCACCACCACCTGTAAGTTGACCCTGGAATTCTGAAATGTTAAATGCCATTTTTGACTCCTTATGTTTTAATTATTTATATTAAACTTGGCCAACTACTTCACTAAATTCGACACCAGTTCTCACTGCGACGAAGTTTAGTTGGATATAGTTAATGGAGCGGGCAGGCTTAATAAAGATATCGCCAATGAATTCATTGCGGTCGATAACTTCTGGTGTATTATTTGTCTCATCAGCGACAACACGGAAGTCAAAGATACCACGACGACCTTGTACGTCACGAAGGAATGGCTCAACTAGATTTACGAAGTTTGCTCTAGTGAATTCGTCATTGAATTCGAACAATGTAAATCTTGAAGCAGTTGAGATTGCCTTCTCAAGAACAATAAACAAGCGACGAACGTTAATACGATCAAACGCACTTGGCTTGGCAAGTAGTGTCTTATCGCCGAAAAGTACTGTACCCTGTCCTGGGAACGCAGTGACTGGATTGATACCATTCTTATAGAGTTCATCTCTTTCAGCCTTATTAGGATTGAAAGCGAGTTTAATAACGTTCTTGATTTGACCACGATTAAGACCTGCAGGTGAATACCAAGGATCTCTTACATTATCGGTACGAACCATTGTACCAGCAACATCACCATTAAGTGGAACATAACGGTAGATATCATTGAACTTATCGTACTGATATTTCCAACCACTATCCATTACTGCATAGGAGCTTGATGGTAGTAGATTACGGAATGCTACAATGTCTTGAACTTCAGCTCCAGAGAATAGAGCATTATCTACAACATCGGCTCTTTCTGGTGAAATAATTGCTAAACAATCTTTACGGAATTCAGCAATGTTATTAATTAGATAAACCGCACGAGTTTGATCAGCAGCACCGCCGAGAATAAATGAGATATCGACTTCTTCTGAATTTCTGAAGAGATCATATCCATTAATATAATCAGCATTGGCAGGTGTAGAACCATCCTTACCATTAACAAATGAACTTGTTTGTGGCTTGGATCCACCACTAAATGTTGTACCTAATGCTACAGAACCAGCGTTGGTATGAGATCCGTCATGAGCAGCCCACCAAAGATAAGCAGAACGGTCATTAATAACATTTTTATAATAGTTAGAATTGCCTTCTAGTGTCTTAGCGTCAGAAGCGAGTGATGCAGAAGCAAATCTTTCAATGACTTGATTTTGTACACCAGTCCACTGACCATCTTCATCGATAACTGCGATATGAACCTCATCTCCTGAACCACCTTGTGTACTAACAAAATCAGTAGTAGTTGGAGCAGTATCAAAGAAGTTATAGTATTCCCAACGACGCTTAACACTATTTGATTGAACCTTAGTAGTGTTGTCTGTTGTGGAAAGTTGTTCTTGAGTTGGAGCAGTTTCTAGTGTAATAGTACCAGCAACGGCAGATGCTATTTGTAGTGTATTAATATTGAAATTAGCATCTTGAACATATAAAAGATCACCATTGGAAATTGCTGAAGTTAGATCAATATTAAGACCAGATGTTAGATCATTTGATGTATTAGCACCCTTTGTAAGAACTGATGTGCTTCCAGCAGTGAATACTAGATTTGCGGCAAGGGATGCTTCCCACTGTGTTGCACCAACACAAGTAGAAACTTTGAGTGAGTTGCCAAGTTCGCCTGGATACTTAGCAACGAACTCACCAACACCTGAGATACCTGAAGAATAATTATCATCATAATCATCTTCATTCTTAATTACAGTATTAGCAACAGAAGCTACACCACCAGTATGTGAGTTACGAGCAGCAGTTGTATCTTGTAGAGTTCCTGTTTTTACGACTCGAACAGTCTGTAGAGAATTACTATATGCCAAGAAATTAGCTGCTGTGAAGAAATCGTCAGCAGTATTTGCATTTGGTTTATTAAAGTTTTCTACCAGATCATTTTCATCTGAAATAAGTACACGAGACTCAACAGGACCCCATCGAAAGTGTCCTGCTAGCCCGGCACCTGTTGTTTGTACGGCGGGTACAATAGTAGTAAGATCAATCTCACTAACATTAACGCCGGGAGAGACTTGAAATGCCATATCTTTACTCCTTAATTGAGAGAAACAAACTAATCATTCGTAAGATTATTTATTTTTTTACTATTTTACAACTAAGTTAATAAATAGAAATATGAAAAAATCAGAAGAAACAAAACGTAAAATGAGTTTAGCGAAACTTGGTATTCCCAAGTCAAAGAAGACTCGTGCTAGAATGAGTAAATCTCATCTAGGCAAAATTCATAGTGAAGAAACAAAGAAAAAAATTAGTGAAACGATGAAGAAAAGAAGATCTTCTATTACTATAATAGATCCTTGGTCTACCAGTTAGAATGTTCTCCCATATCTTCTAAACTATAATAATCAGTTACAGTTGTCGTTGTCTGCATATTATCACTTCCATCATTATAAAATCCAAATGGTAACATCTCTTCTTCCATATACGCTTCTTTATCAGCAAGAAGTTTTTGACGAATATCTGTATTTGTTAAATCTTTAAAATACTCTTGACGAGTGAGCCAACCAAACAAAACCAAACACATTACAAGGTCATCATGGTATCCCTCGTCTGCTTCATAAGAACTTTTTTTGAGAATAAAGTTAGATAACTCCTCTATCATATCAAAATCTTGTATGATTAACTTTTGATTCTCAACCATATCTTTTAAAGTAGAACAACCGACTGCTTTGACTTGTGTAGTAGTTCTTACACCCATCTGTCTTTGTTTGCTGAAACCACCACCAATCACTTGACCTTTACGACCTCTTGGTGTTGTTTGAAATAGATTTTCATATTCTAAATCGCGATATAGAATATTGGCTACTTGTTCACCAATATCATTTACTTCTACTAATACAAAAGCATCGTTATAGTTTTTTGCTACTGTATAGATAATCTCTGGATACATCATTGGAGATATATGTGGATCTTTGAACTTAGCAACGACTCTGTATGGTACTTCAGTAATGTCTATCACGGCAAATGCAGAGTTGTCTAATCCCACACCTCTTGCGGTATCAACAGTAATAACATACTCGTGATTAGGTAAAATATCTTCATATTGATCAAAATTATTTTTTGTAAATTTAGGGTTGACAAACGTCAAATTTCGTAGTACATTAACATTGATAAGGGTTAAACTACTACCTAAGAATTCGCAAGCAAACTCTTGATTAAAATCTTCTTCACTTGTATTTGCTATTTGTTCTTCTTTCCACTTCT